ATGATAACTCCGTCGTCAAATACTGTTTTAGTGGTAATGTGTACGGCATCTGGTGGGATTTCTTCTAGCGTACCCAGAGATTTCTCTGCTGAATATGTACCTTCACCAAAACAATCATAAAAGCATGCTTTATATGTATAGCTACCTGTTGAGCAATAATAATTAAATTTATCATCTTTAGTATAGTGTTTCTTGCCATTGATAGAGATACATATGCCTATACAATCAGATGGTATTTCAGAATACTCGAATTGTAACCCCTGATACGTAGAAGTAGCTGTAATGGATTCTGGTGCCGCAGGTACTGGCTTAGAATAGTTACAAGTGACTGCCGTAGAGTATTTATCCCCGTACCCCTTATTATATAGGTACGCCACACCTTCACGAGTCGGTGGCAATACAGAACTCTGTGTATCCTGAGTGATTTCGAGTAGCCCAGTGGCGTTACCGACGTTACTGTCTGTACGCAATTCAGAATAAGCGTAATCAACCCCAACCGGTTGTCTCCAAGACCACAGTACGCCGTCGCGGTTAAAGTAGCAACTGAAATTAGTCGCCGGGTCTGGGGAGTTGTTCATAGCACTAACCGCATAAGTAAGAGTTGGATTCCCATCTTCCTCTGATACGGTACCTAAGTTATTCTTTCCTTGGAATCTTATCTTATACACATAACCGGCATTAATCCCATCTACTGTATACGTATCTGTCTTTGTGGTCCGTATCTGCCTCGCTACGTCAACTTTGGTCCAGTCTATTACGCTTCCAGCTGTACCCTCTGTTTCTTGTATATATATTTCCGATGATTCATAGTTCTCTACAGCGGAATAGTCCCAAGTAAGCACGAATGATATAGCTGTACCTACACGTACCTCCTGTAATTTACAATTTTTAAGCTGTTGAGTGGTAGTATCCGGGGTATCTGTTACTGCGTTAGCTATCTTACTTATTTCTTCAAATTTATCGTTAAGCTCGCTGGTAAGATTGCTCATCATATCTTTTAATAGATATATAAAGTTTTGGCCATTACCGTTTATAGAATTAGGTAATTTTTTAAAGAATGCTGTTAATGTATCTGATATGCTGGTAGAACTAGCCATTTAATCACCTCAAATCAACGATACGATAGACTGTGCGAAATCTGATTCTGTCTGCATATCAAATCCATGGTTAGACATTGCAAGTACAATCATAATCTGCGTTGCCAAATCAAGTAACCCCCAGTTGTCCAACGGCAATTCAGACGTTTCGTCCTTTATCTCTGGAGGTTTCTTGTAATACCTGAGGGTTTTTGGCAATGTGCCATAACATTCAAGTTTCCCAAGCCGGTTAATCACCGGAGCTTCATTCGTGAATTTATAGAAATCGTCAGGGATATCAGTTTTTTCTGTTGTCAGTGTTATGTCCCCGATTACCTCATGATATTTATTCTGTATCAGTACATGCCATATGAAGTTTATTGCGTCGTTCAGGTATGCCACTAATTCTTCAGTAGTATATCCGGTTTCAAGGCTATCACTAAGACGCTCCTGAATTGCGGTCTGTGTCAGAAGTTCCTTTACTGTTATTCGTATTACCCCCTTTTATTTCGGTAATGCACTGGTTCATAAGTTTCTTCAAATGTACCGATGTGCGAAACGGTATCTTATCTGTCAGGTTGGACACATGCTTCTTAAAAGCAAAATACTTCAACGTGGCATTCTCTCCATCCCATTCACCATCCATCGGCGTAATTACTGTATCGCCATCGCTGTTAGGCAGATATGTTAATGCAAACTGTCCTTGCCATGCGATGAAATCATCTGGGAGCTTCACCCCAGTTGTATTCAATTCTATCGTTTTAAGTAAATCAGGGTCATATGATTCCGACATGTCTACACATATAGAATCCATGGCGTCATTTAATACATGAATCAATTCTTCATCAGAGAATGTTGTCTTCTCCATATCATTCAATCTCTGTCGTACAAGTATAAGTATTTCATTTACGGTCAATTACATCACCCCCTACACATAGAACTGCATTGGACGTTCGATTACCGGATAATTTTCAGAACTACTGAGTGAATCTATTTCACCAGATATAACTTTGTCTAAGGTAGAAGAACCAAACGAGCCATCAATAAGGCCAGTAGCATACCGTATAAACATTTCCAAGAATATGCTTGGAATATCTATCTCATCTTCTAACGTAGATATCATAGGAATAACATAGTAGTAATCCATTGTACCAGATTTATCCATATATATAAGGTCACCGACTACACGGTAATCACCTTCGTAGTTTTTAGTTTCTCCGTCTTCTGTGACATATATATTCCTCATCTTAGCAAAATCTTCTGGCAGGGTTGCCTTACCGTTCTTTACTTTAAGATTAGACTCTTTCATTACCCAGTTAGAATCACGATTAATAAGTATCATATTCAAAGTTCTTATAACTGTGTTTATAGCTTCAATAAGCTCTGGGTCACTATGTTTACGTGAATACATCTCACCCAGATTGAACAATACGGCTGTAGCTATCTCCTGTGCCCTAATCATTACAACACTCCTTTATGAGCCTTAGGCGTGCATGTACGGTATTCTGGGTGCTTCCACAGCCATCTATCAAGTATTTGGTTAGCTTCTGTATTATCTACTCCACGCAACTGCATATAGCGTTTAAGTTCTATGTCAGTGCTGAATAAAGGTCTTGGTATACTAGCTATACGTTTAGCCTTGCCGTGTCCGATGTCACCTTCTCTACCATCCATACGGGATTCATAACATTCTTTTAAGCATGCCCCTTCGTCCCAGTAATGCCTTATTTCAAACTCGTGGGTTTTCTTATCTACATCTACATCACTATGCAATAATGCCATTCGTTCACCTTCCATTTAATCAAAAAAAAATAGGGGTCGTGATTAACACGACCCCATGGGATTAGGCTTTAATATTCTTAATACGAGCGGAAGCAATTGGAGCTGTGCATTCCAAGGTCAAGTCGCCAGTGATGACCTTCTGTTTGTAAGTACCTGTACGTGGCGGATTTTCCGTGTGGAAAGGAATCAGGTAGCCAAGTTTGAAGTACTGGAATTCAATCAGGTCTACGATATCGTCAGAATACATACGGTGAGCATTGACATCTACACGACCGAAGTCAGTTTCGATGATATCAACAACTTCAACCAAATCTTTCTGGCTCATATCACGAGTCTTCTGAACCCCCTGAGTCCAACCGGAGATTACTCGTTTATTCTTACCCGAGCAAACGATTGTATCGGTATCGCCACCACGTTTCCATACCAACTGCATAGCATCATTAATACGGTCGAACGTAAGTTTACCAGTATCAGTGGAAACCGTAGACGCATCAATAACGTTCTGGTTAGTCATGTTAACCGTGGAAGCGGCAATAGCGGCAGACGGCTTGATAGCTGTATCCGCATAATCACTCATCATAGTAGCCTGAGGCGTAGTATGGACAGTGAACGTATTAGCGTCAATTACGTGAACGTAATACGGGGTATTTACCGAGTAGTGATTATCCAATGCTGTAGAGCCAGCCTTAGAAAGAATAATCGGGTCGCCATTAAATAATTCATGGCCAGTTACTGTAAACACACCGGCGGTAGTAACCGAAACTACCGGTTTGGTAGAGTCGAGGAAGTAAGACAGACCACCGAAACGAGCGGCACTCGTATCTTCAGCTTTCGCATCCGTGTTGTTTACGATAGCGTATTCAACATCACGACCGGTTTCTTTACCACACTTAGTAAACTGATACAAATTTGTTACTATACACACCTGTGTACGGGAAGGCCATTTCTGCCTTCCTCTCTGTATCTCGACAGAGTTCAGACTATATCTTTAGCAAGCTTTTACTTGCATGTCTGGCATATAGTCGTTGAGGTTAGTATTGTTTATATACTGTTCAACACGGGATTTTTTTCTTTGAATATGAAAATACCCTCCAGCTTCAATCCAAGACGGGATGTTTATAGTTAAATTTGCTGTTTGTATATTTGTTACCCATTTTGGTTTAGTCATGGTAAATTTCCCGGTTTTTATTCCTACGCTTTGAAGTATTGGTTTAAATTGTTTTAAAATATTATAATCCATTTTTATCCCCATCATAAAAGATGGTAAGCCATTCGCTAAAGGCTTTGTTCTTTTACTTACGAACCCTTCGCTGTCCATTACCCCGGATATAAACGCTATTTTATTTTCTTTGTTCCATTTATATACATAGCTTGGAATAATCTCTTTACATCTTGTATCTTTTCTCAGCGCTTCGGTTAACTCTTTATCCCGAGTCTCTACAA